GGAATCGGAGGCTCATATGAGCGCAGGACCACGACCTTCCAACAAGAATCGTATGGTGCCGGTCCCTGCTCGTGGAGGCTCCGTGAAGGTGCCGGAAGCACCGGATCATTTCACGGATGAAATGAAACAACTATGGGAGGCAATCTGGCATGGTGGCGGTGGATTCTACGTCGATTCCGACGCCATGAGCATCGGCAGGTATGTGGAACTCACTGCCCGCCGACGACAACTGCTGGATACTGCCGAAACCGAGGGATATCTGGTTGCGGGAAGCATGGGACAGCCAGTTGCTCACCCGGCACTGAAATTGGCAGCCGAGACAGAGGTTCTGATCGGCCGTCTTGAGTGTCTGCTGGGCCTGAATCCGTCCGACCGGGTACGACTTGGTATTTCCATCCTAGAGCAACAGTCTGCGCTTGATTCGTTCTTCGATAAGAAGCGTGCGGTTGTTCAGGGTGCTATTGATGCTGAGGCCAACGATGAATCGGCGCAGGAATGACGGCTGGCTGGGCTGGATTGGCCTTGCTGCTTACGTAATCATCTGGGATGTTGTTGCTCAACGTACCCACGGCCAAACATTGACCCAATCGTGGCGAAATGGGCTCGCAAAACACCGAATTCTGGCCATTTTGCTATGGATTTGCGGCGGAATCGTGGGCGCACACCTGTTCTTTCCGCCCGAAAAGTGGGCAAAATATGACCTAATCCACCGAGTTGGGAGGCTCGTGCCGGAGCCCGAATAGGTCAATCAGCCTCCCGTGGAGGCATTTTTATGTCTGAAATCTGGACTCCCGACAACGAAATCCCTTCAGAAGGACCCCTTTTTGCTGAGTTTTGCCAGCGTTTTTTGACGCTTGGTGGCTCATTTGGTGGTAATCCGTTCGTTCTATACCCGTGGCAACGGGAAATCATGAACGAACTGCTCACCCTGCGCCCTGACGGGCTGCGTAAGCACAAGGTCGGTCTGGTTGGGATGCCACGCAAGCAAGGCAAGTCGCAGATTGCTGCGGCTCTCGCCATTTACATGCTTGTTGCTGATGGTGAACCCAACGCTCAGATTTTCTCCGTGGCTGGTGCCAAAGATCAGGCCCGAATCGTGTTCCGTGAAGCAAAGCGGATGATTCAAGCCTCGCCGGAACTGAGCGACATCTGCAAGGTCTATCAGCACCACATTGAGGTGCCCAAGACCAACTCTGTTTACCGAGTTCTGTCCGCTGACGGTGGACTTGCTCAGGGTCTTGAACCTCATGCGGTCATCATTGATGAACTCCACGTTCACAAATCTCCCGACCTCTATGAGGCGATGACGCTTGGTTCTGCTACTCGTCGGAATCCTTTGATTCTGTCGATCACGACGGCCGGATTCGATCACGACACCATCTGTTATCACCTGTATGACTATGGCAAGAAGGTGAAATCGGGCGAGATTGACGACCCTTCGTTTTATTTCAAATGGTTTGAGCCGTCTGATCCGGGTTGCCATCTGGATGACCGTGACGCTTGGTTTGAAGCAAACCCTGCCCTTGGCACGTTCAAACGTGAAGAGGACATGGAAGCCGCTCGCCTCCAGCAGCACGAATCCGCTTTCCGCCGGTATTACTTGAACCAGTGGACGGAAACCCACAACGCATGGCTTCCCCACGGCGCTTGGGACGGTCTGGCTAAGCCGGAACGAACCCTAGAGCCCGGAGAGAGCATCATCTGCGGCTTCGACGGTGCGTGGCGTGGTGACTCGACGGCTCTCGTTGGCATCTCTACCGACGACTTCCACGTTCAAGTGCTTGGCCACTGGGAACGCCCCTTGGACGATGAGCACTGGCGTGTGCCGGTTGATGAAGTTGAGCAGCAGATTCGTGAAGTCGCCCGCAAGTACAACGTGAGAGAGATTGTTCTTGACCCTTATCGGTGGGAACGATCTATCTCGGTGTTGGAAGAAGAGGGCTTGCCGATGGTGGAGTTCCCGACGAACTCCATTGGCCGGATGGCTCCCGCAACGCAAGCGTTCTACGACGCAGTACGAGACCAGAAGGTGTCGCATGACGGCGATCCTGCTCTGGCCCGCCATATGGCGAACTGCGTACTGAAAGAAGACGCTCGTGGGGCTCGTGTAACCAAAAGCAACAAGTCATCGGAACGCAAGATCGACTTGGCAATCGCCACGATTATTGCGTATGCCCGAACCGTTGCTTTCGTTGAGCCAAAGGTCTTGGTACCACGAATCATCACGTTCTAGGGAGGAACCGATGAACAATCTTCTTGTGCTTCTTCTGGAAGTGGCTGGATTTATCGCACTTTGTGCGGCGGTTGCAATCGCACCGACGTTTATCCAGTTGGCGGTCCTTGGGGTCGTGATTATCACGCTCGCCCAGAGGGCCAGCAATAAGAACTAAGGATGGAATATGGCTACGATTTGGAACCGGATTACCGGCCGAGATAACGCCGAAGAGCGTGCAATTTCATACCAGAGCGTCTGGGGTTCGGGTTCCGATCTGAACGTCGTGATGGGAAGCGTCTCCGGGCAGACGGTCAACGAGGCCACGGCCCTCAAGTTGTCCGCCGTCTACGGGTGCATCCGCATCATCACCGACAACACGGCCACTCTGCCAGTTGGCGTATTCGTGCGTCGTGGCGGAACTCGCTATCCGACCCTCGCTCCGGCTTGGCTGAACAACCCGAACCCGGAGATGACGAAGGTTGACTTCTTCGATCAGATTTTCATGTCGCTGCTGGTTCATGGCAATGCTTATTGCCTAACCCCACGAGATGGGGCCGGTAACGTCACCGAACTCTGGCCGGTGCATCCGAACAACGTTCAGATTCATCGTGGTGAGGATATGCAACTCACCTACATCGTTTCCAGCGCCGATGCCAAGGGCAAGGTCACGCAGGTTCCTTTGAACCGTGACGAAATCTGCCACATTCCGGGCATCAGGATGCCGGGCAACCTTTATGGCTTGTCTCCGCTTCAGGCTGCGATGGATGTGTTCAGCGTCGGTCTTGCCGCTCAGGAGCAGGCAGGCCGGTTCTACAAGAACGGCAGCACCCCGGGTGGAATCATCACCATTCCCAAGGAAGCCGGTGACATCAGCCAAGAGGCGGTTGACGCACTCAAGGCATCGTGGAATTCGTACCATCAGGGAACCCAGAAGTCTTCGGGCCTTGCGGTGCTTACTGCTGGCATGACCTACATGCCGATCACCCTGAGCCCTGAACAAGCCCAGTTCTTGCAGACCCGGCAGTTCCAAATTCAAGAGATTTGCCGACTCTACGGCGTCCCTTCGCACCTGCTGAACGATACGTCGAACAGCACCTCATGGGGTAGCGGCTTGGAAGAGCAATCCATCGGATTCGTCCGCTGGACCCTCTCACCGTGGTTGGAACGAGTTGAAGCCTCCCTCCAGCGCCTCCTTCCCGGTGCGGACAACGGAGAATTCATCAAGTTCAATCTTGATGGGCTGATGCGAGGCAATACGACCGCAAGGTATCAAGCCTATTCGTCAGCACTACAGAATGGGTGGTTGTCAGTCAATGAAGTGAGAGCAATTGAAGATCGTGCCCCCGTTCAGGGTGGCGACCAGTATCTCCAGCCGCTCAACATGACGACCCTCGGATCAGGAGATACAACCCAATGACAAACATCGAACGTCGTACCATTACTAACACCTTTGAGGTTCGCAACGAGGGTGACAAGACCACGATTGTCGGCTATGCCGCCGTGTTCAACTCGCTTTCCCAGAACCTTGGTGGATTCGTTGAGCAGGTTCAGCCCGGAGCGTTCAAGAAGACGCTTCAGGAGGCTGATGTTCGTGCGCTCTTCAACCATGACCCCAACATCGTGCTTGGCCGCAACAAGGCGGGCACGCTGAGACTTTCTGAGGATGCCCACGGCCTTCACTATGAGGTTGATCTTCCGGCTACCTCTCAAGCCCGGGATCTTGGCATCTCAATGGATCGTGGTGACATTTCTCAGTCCTCTTTCGGTTTCCGTGTCATTCGTGACGCTTGGGGCACCACGGACGAGAACTTCCCGCTGCGAACCCTTGAAGAAGTTGCGCTCTACGACGTTTCCCCCGTGACTTACCCTGCTTATAC